ACACACTGTCACACCTCTTATAGAGGGCGGTCGCGTTTGGCTTCCCCAAGGCGCTCATTGGGTAGACGACTTTATCGACGCCACTGTCTCCTTTCCATCCGCCGTTCACGACGACGACGTAGATGCACTGTCCATCCTCTTAGACTCAATCTCTAAGATGCACGTTGGCGCATCATTCGATGCCCCCATTAATGTATCTGAATCTCTAAACAACCATTACAGTAAGCATAGAGACTCTATTTCACCCCTTTCAGAACTCAACACTTGGCGTGGTTGGGGTCTATAACGGGACGACAAATACCCTTTCAACAAAGAGAATCAAGTAATGTCAGACTATCGTGATTTACGTGGAACAGAGGATCACACAATCGTTGACCTCTCCCCTCATTTCCGCGCTTTAGAAGAACTACAAGACATAGCCTCCCTCCTTTCAGACGAGGAAGAACAAAAACTTGTAGACTTTGCTCGCGCCTGTATGGATATGTCGCACTCGCGTATATCCAAACGCTACCCCCACTGGAAGGAAGCAGACCGCGCACACGACGTGTACGTACCCGACACTTCAACCCAGTTCCGCGAAAAGGCTGTTATCACTGACACCCGTGCTATCGCCGACACAGTGCAGACCTATCTTATGGCCGCACTCGCTGGTCGGAACCCTATGTTCCAACTCGAAGGTCTAAACAGGGAATCGCGCAAAGTATCCATGATACTAGAGCGTGTACTCCACCAGCACATGCGCCGTACCGCAGGAGAGGCCCGTGTAGCACAGATGATGCAGGACGCCATCCGCTATGGCTTCGCCCCAACAAAAATCGTATGGGACTCCACATCAAACCATAATCGCATCATCAACTTCGATCCACGCCGCACCTTCCCTGACCCTCGCGTTTCATGGGGCGATTGGGAATCAATGGGCTTTATCGGCTTCACCGACTTTGTAACCTACAACAATCTTCTGCGCTCCGGCCTCTACCCAAAGCTGAAACGCTTTCCCGCAATGCGTAACCGACTAGACGTAACCCGCCTCGGTTGGCTTTGCCACCAGTACAACAATGAAGAGGGGCGTGGCTGGAACATTGATCCGTCACTGGCTAACGAAAGAAGTAGCACTATCAAACTATCTAACGCTAACGTAGTTGACGAACTCTGGGTAAACCTAGCGGGTTACGAAGTAGGTTTACCTAACGTCGAATCCATTTGGCTTCTCCTAACCATACTCGACGAACAGTATGTTATACGATGCCAACTCAACCCGTACGGCCAGCAGTTCCCGATAGTTATGGGCGGCATCTATCACGATAGCCATAAGACATACGGCCAATCACTATACGACTTGCTCCTACCCCTTCACGATGTCGCCACTTGGCTACTTCGCTCTCGTATAGATAACGTACAAGCCGCACTCAACAACTTGATCTTTGCAGACCCAACACAGGTCTCCATCCCAGATCTTATTGACCGTAACCCATGGGGCGTCGTACGAACAATGCCGGGAACAAACCCCGGCGACGGCGTATTCATAGCCCAAGTCCCTGACGTAACAAGAGGACACTGGAACGACATCGGCGCTATCTCTGAACTCAAGAACAGAACTGCCGCCGCATCAGACGCGCAACAGGGTGTGCCCACACCAGACGTACGCACTGCAACTGAGATCCAGCGCCTTACACAGCTTGGCTCTCAACGTCTTGGCGTAATGTCCAGAGTAATATCAGCAACCACAATACGACCAATGGTTCGTATGATGGTCGCAAACATTCAAGATGCTCTACCCTTCCAAGGCTCCATCCGGGTTGACCCCTTCGACATGCCAAGCCAACTCGCAGGTTCTGTTGAAGATGATTACATCGATTATAAATCCAACGTCGATCTACAGGGTTCAGTGGACTACCTTGTTGTAGATGGAACCCTACCACTTGAACCAACACGCAACGCCGAGACTTGGATGTCCATACTCCAGATCATGCACCAAACCGGGCTAAACATGGAATACAACTCAGGAAAGATCGCAGAAGAAGCCATCCGTGCGATGGGTATCTCCGACCTGGATCAGTTCCGCATCAGTCCCGAACAACTCCAACAGGGAATGTCTCCAAGCCAACAGATGGCGATGATGGAGAAAGCTCGTGGCGCTTCAGTCCAACCTGAAGGGGAAGTTCAATCCCAAGTAAGCCAAGGCAACCTTACACCCATGAGGGCCGCGTAATGCTAGACCCACACTTAACCGCACTAACGAGCCGAGTAGACGAACTCGAAGTCTTCTTGGCAAAGATAAGACAGGAGATCGCATCCGAAATTACGAAGCATTTGGATGAAGCCATAAAGGTAAAGACTCCACCTAAAGATATTGCAGACACCACACAGGATCTAGTCATCAGGGTTGGCAATCTATCTGCCGAACTAAAAACATTATCTCGCGCTGTTGAATCAATTGATGAACGCTACCCGGATGATGATGAAATTGCCTTATCCAAGAAACACGTTATCAAATTCATGAAAGCCAACGGCTGGTACGACAAATAAAGGAGCCGCAGAATAATGGCTATCACAAGACCTAGCACTGAACAGATCAGGTTCACTTCATCGAAAACGGGATCACACGTACTCGACACCTATCTCGAAGCCTGTGAGTTCGGCAGCAGAAATATATACGATATCCTCGGAGACATCTTCGATAGCTCAACCGGACTTGTCGATTCTGATTCATTCCAACTCAAGATCGACTCATCCACAAGAAGCCTGCAAACCCGGATGGGGACATTCTCTAGCCCGTCGGTTTCATGGACTAACGTAGACGGCGGATACATATTCCGCCAGAGGGGCGCTCACGCTAACGCAACTGCGTACGAACAACTCGACGTTGTTACCTACAACAATGGTACATACGTCTGCAAAACCGCACACACCTCTTCAGCGGCGACACCTTCGGGCACAAACTTTGTGACCATCCTCGATGGCACCGCACTAGGCACGGCAACCACTTCAGCCACTGCTTCAGCAGCCACCGCCACAACCCAAGCCACCACAGCAACCACACAAGCCACAGCCGCCGCCGCGAGTGCTGTAACTGCTACCAACTACGCTACGAAAATTAACGGTGCAGTTACTGGAACTGATTACAGTGCGAAAGCATGGTCAATCGGCGGCACCGGAATAGATAACACCGCATTACGCGGTAGTGCAAAAGATTGGGCGACCAAGACGGGAGCAACCGTTGATGGAACAAACTATAGCGCCAAGCATTGGGCAACACAGGCAGATGTAGTAACTGTTGCTACAAACATAGCTGACATCACTGCGGTAGCTGGCAAAGCAACTCAAATAGGATTACTTGGTACAGCAGACGCTGTTACTGACATGAATACATTAGGCACGGCTGATGTCGTTGCTGATATGAACACTTTAGGAACTGCGGATGTTGTGGCGGATATGAATACCCTCGCTATCGCCGATGTTGTTGCCGACATGAACACATTAGCTGTGGCGGATGTGATCGCCGACATGAACACGTTAGGAACTGCCGACATCGTTGCTGATATGAATCTGCTCGGCACTACAAGCAATGTTGCGGCGATGGCTTTACTTGGGACTTCTGATGCAGTAGCGGATATGAATACATTAGGGACTGCGGCTGTAGTAGCAGACCTTAATATCCTTGGAACCGCCGATGTAGTTGCTGACATGAATACTTTGGCTACAGCCGACGTAGTAGCCGATATGAATACTCTCGGCACGGCAGATGTTGTTACTGATATGAACACCCTCGGTACAGCCGACGTAGTTACTGATATGAACGTGCTGGGAACAGCCGGAAACGTAACTGCGATGAACACCCTCGGCACAGCAACTAACGTAACCAACATGGCTTCTGTTGCCGCGAATATTACCGGGGTCAATTCATTCGCTGATAAATATCGTGTACAGGCCAGTGCGCCATCCTCCTCATTAGACGATGGCGACTTATGGTATGACACCGCTAATGATGCGATGAAGGTATATAACGGCACTAACTGGGTTTCCTCAGCCGGGTTCGCGTCTTTCGTCATCTCAGACATGACAGACGTAACCGTCACCTCAGTAGCCGACAACGAAGTTCTGGCTTGGGACTCATCCTCATCTAAATGGATAAACCAGACCCCATCAGAAGCATCCATCGACGTTTCCGATCTAGCAGATACTACGATCACCTCCGTAGCAGACAACGAAGTTCTGGCTTACGATAACAGCTCATCCAAGTGGATAAACCAAACAGCGGCTGAATCAGGCTTAGCTACATCCGCTCATAATCATACTGGGACTTATGAGGCGGCTAACGCGAATATCCAAAGCCATATCGCCGATGCTGACAAACATGGAGAGATAGATGATGCCGCTACAGGGGCGACAGATTTATGGTCAGCAAGCAAAATCAATACCGTAACATCAGGAAATACTACTTTAATTTCGGCTAACACTGCCGCAATTTCGGCTAACACTGCCGCAATTTCGACCAACACTGCCAAGGTAACAAACGCTACACACACTGGTGATGTAACAGGTTCAACGGCCCTTACTATTGCTGCTGATGCGGTAGATATTGCTATGCTTAGTGCAACAGGCACGGCATCTGCAACTACGTTTTTAAGAGGGGATAATACTTGGACAGCAGTAGATGCTTTACCATCACAATCAGGTAATGCAGGTAAGTATTTAACAACAAATGCTACAACTGCAAGTTGGGCAACCTTGGATACAGATGCCAACACAACAACCAAAGGCTTGTACGAACACGAACACACGATTGATGCA